CAATATTCTATCAATAAAATATACCTCAACGGCATGACACGCGCGGAGCGTGAACAGACCGAGGAGGGGCGCAAACTTGTAAAGCAAACGGCCGAGATTTACGAGGAAATGAAACGCTTACAGGAAGTGACAGGCAAACACCAGCTTAATGTTGGCAATTATGGCGATTTCGGCAAGCAATTCGAGAGCATAAGCGGCGGTGTTTCGGGGTATCAGGAAAAAATTAAATCCGCCCTAGGGCTGAACAATAAGTTTGGCGAAAGCCTTATCGAGGTGGGAAAGAGCGGCGGCGGCGTTAAGACCGCATTAGCCGCCATTGGTGACGGCGTTAAGGCGTTGGGGGCATCATTATTAACGTTGATGGCCAACCCCGTTTTTTTAGGTATTGCAGGAATAGCGGCAGCCGGCGCGGCCTTTAAGTGGTGGTACGACTATAACGCAGGCTTAGTAGAGGCCACTCGACTAACTAAGGAGTTCACGGGGCTAAGCGGCAAGGAACTAATTAGCGTGCGCAATGAGATACAGGCATGTGCGGATGTTATGGGACACGATTATAAAGATACCCTAGCATCTGTTGACGTGCTTATGTCTAATTTCGGTCTTAATGCAAAGCAAGCCCTAAAAGTTATTGAGGATGGTTATGCCAGTGGCGCGGACTTGTCGGGGGATATGCTCGACAAGATACAGAACTATTCGGCCACATTTCACGATGCGGGCATAAGTGCTAGCCAAATGGTGGCTATCTTATCGCAAACGCGCAGCGGCATTTTTAGTGATAAGGGCTTAGAGGTTATCACAATGGCGTCTAAGAAAATCCGTGAAATGAGTACGGCCACGCAGAGCGCAATGAAAGATATTGGCGTGGATGTCAACCAAGTTCAAAAAGACCTAGCCACAGGCGCACGCAATACGTTTGACGTTATACAGGAGGTTAGCACCAAGATGAAGAATTTTGGTGCTAACAGCGCGCAGGTAGGCGCAGTTCTAAAAAACGTATTCGGAAAGAACGGCGCGGATGCAGGCATAAAGTTAATTGAGCAGTTGGACACGATGACAACCAGTATAGACAAGGCCAAGGAGCAAACAGGCGAGTGGGGCAAAGCGCAAGAAGAGCAGATAAAGGCCACATCCGAACTTAACGATGCTATGAGCGCATTATTTGACGTTACGGACAAAGGATTTGAGGGCGTTGTCGACCAAGCCAAGCTAATTGCTACCAAGTGGTTAACGGCTATCGTTAAGGGCTGCATAGACCTTGTAAATTGGATTATCAACATATACAATAAAAGCCTAGCCGTTAGGTTGGCCGTGGCTAATGTTGTGGCGCAGTTCAAAATATTGTTTGAAGTCGGCCGATTGCTGAATAACCTTGTAATAGATATGTTTAAAGGGTTTGGCCGTCTGCTTGATGCGTTTGTTACGAGCGTTCAAAGCGCATTCAAGGCCGTAATGGGTGTGCTTGCAGGTTTCGGCGAAACAATGGAGGGTATTGTCAACTTCGATTTTGACAAGATAAAAAAAGGCGTGGATGGTATTCGTAATAGCATTACGAATGGCTTTAAGAATAGTCTTCTTAGCTTTGGAAAGGCCGTCAAACAAACTTCTGATGAAGTCAATAATGATGTTATAAGCGCAGGCAAGAATATTGGTAAGGCATTTATTGATGGTTTCAACTCTGCCACGAGCGGCAATAAATTGAATAACATTGCGCTACCACAATCGACAGCCACGAATGTAGAGCCAGAGAAAACAAAGACCATTACAGACTATACGCCGACAGGTAGCAATAAAAAGAAAGTGGACAAATCCGCCGAAAAGGCGGCCGCGGCGGCCGAAAGGGCGTATCAAGAAACGCTAGCCGCCAAACGTAAAGCGGAGGATGCAGAGTTAGACCTATTGGAAGAGGGCTATGACAAGCAGCGCAAGCGCACCGAATATTACTACACTCGACAAGTAGAGGACTTGCAGCACTCGTTAACGCTATTGAAGTCTACCGAGGTGCAGCGGCGCACGGATATTGCCAACACGATTGCGGCTTTGCAAGAAAAGCAAAACCAAGTGTTAAAGGATATGGAGGAAAAGCACGAAACGGATATGTTGAAAGTGCAGGCCGATGCCATTAAACTCCGCTTAGATGCCGTGAAGAAAGGCAGTGAGCAAGAACAGCAATTGAAGTTAGAGTTAATCGAGAATGAGCGGCAACAGGCACTAAAAGAAAATGCGGCCAAGCCGACAGACCAAAGACAAGATACTGGCGATATTAATGCGAAATTCGATGCAAAGCGCGGAGGTGTGGCCGATGAGTATATAAAGGCGCAATTAGCAATATTTGACCAACAACAAGCACTAGCAGATAGTGAATTTGAACTACTCAAAAATTCAGAGGAGCGCAAAACGCAATTTCGCTTACAGGCTGAAAAAGCGCGTTTGCAAAAGATTTTAGAGTTGAACAAAATTGCGGGTACTCAATTGTCAGATATTGAGATAGCCACCATTAATAACACAATTGAGAAGATAAACCAAGAGATAGGCGAGAGTAAGAGCAAGGAGCAAAGTGGCTCTATTTATGGCATGTTAGGGCTTAATTTGTCAGACGAACAAAAAGAAGCTATCGACACATCGCTAAACTATGCGTTGGATGCCCTTAACACATGGATAGCCGCAGAGGTGGCCGCCGCTGATGCAGAGGTAAAGCGCGCAGACAACAGGGTGAACAATGCCCAAAAGGTGTTAGATACCGAGCGCGAGGCACGTGCCAACGGATATGCCTCTAATGTGGAATATGCACAAAAAGAGTTAGATTTGGCGAAACGAAACCAAGAAAAGGCAATTAAAGAACAGCAGAAAGCCCAAAAGGCACAAGCAGCTATTCAAGCATTACAACAGATAGGAAACTTAGTAACAGCCACGTCAACAATATGGTCGCAATTAGGCTTTCCTTGGGCTATTCCAGCAATAGCCGTTATGTGGGGTTCGTTCGCTTTCGCCAAAATAAAGGCAATGCAAATGACACGTTCACAATCAGAGAGTTACGGCGAGGGTACTGTCGAGTTGTTGGAGGGCGGCTCACATCAGAGTGGAAACGATGTTGATTTAGGCACAAAAAAGGATGGAACGAAACGCAGAGCGGAGGGCGGCGAGTTTTTCGCAGTTATTAACAAACGCAATTCCAAACGTTATCGCAGGCTTATTCCTGATGTGATTAAATCGCTTAACAACGGCACGTTTGAGGAGAACTTTTCAAACGCATTCGCAGGCCGAGGGGTTGAAATAACGATGAAACAGAGCGAGCCGAATTTAAGCGAACTAAGCGACAACGTTCGGGGCATCCGTGAGCAGAACGAACGCAGGATTTACAACAATACGGACGGCTCAACCATTATTCAGTACAAGAATTTGACACGTAAAATTATAAGAAAATGATAAATCCAATATATAAGTTTTATCTACGATTGGGGACGGACGCAGTTGAACACGCGACCGCCCCAATTTATAAGGACGATTTGAGCATAGATTTCGAGCAAGAAAGCGGACAAAAGTTTTTTCGCAAAAAACTGAATGGCAAACTTACGTTCTTGCGAAAAGATTACGAATTGATAATGAATGCGCCATTTGATACAATCTACAACATCGTTATTAAGAAGTCTAACGATTTTGGCAAAACATGGACTAATTATTGGAATGGCAAGTTTATGCGCACCGATTGTGTTATAGATGAGTTCGATAAGGTGTTAAGCGTTCAACCCAGTATCATAGACGAGTACACAGACGTATTGGCAGGCTTAGAAAAAGAGTACAATCTTATTGAACTTGCCCCACACACTGAACACTTGTTATTAACAAAAAGGCCATTAATCCAAGTCTACAAGAAAGGCGATAAGTACGTTTCTTGTTTCCTTTCGGGGTCAAATTGGCAGCAGGAAGTAAAGCAGCGTGTGGACAATATCAACGAACTGATAAGGAAGTACAATTTTGCGAAAACTTACGAGAAAATAACGGCGGCCGTTTTTGGCGTGGGCTATGGGCAAGACACGTCAGAGTATCACGGCACTTATAATCTTACAGACACGCAGAATAACGGCAATAACACAACACACAAGTTAGTGAGGGTTGACGATGCAACATACACCATAGAGTTAAGCATAAACAGAGCGACAAATTTTAGCTACATCCGCGTTTTAAAAAATGGCGAAGTTAAATTTGAGCAACTCATATACTCTAATGTTGAGAATGATGGTGTACATAATGTTGGTAATAAGCCAAAGCCCGACCAATTTGTAACACATTCCGTTAAGGTCGAGATAAAGAACGTAAGTGTTTTTTCAAGGCTTTTGTTGGACAAAACAAAAATTCTAGATAAAGACACTTACCAAATTGCCGATGATGATTTAGTGGAGAATAATCGTAACTATCGTTACGCAATTGGCTACAATATGGGCAATATCGTTACCACGTCAAGGGGGAGCAAAGAGCCGACAGAGTACGGAAAGCGAGAAGATGGCCTATACTACATGCCGCCATATTATAGCGAAAAGTACTATCCAATTGGTAAAGATACGTGGGATATGCTTTCTTTTTGGTTCAAGTTCAAGTTTGAGGACAATCTTGCAGAGGAAGACGGCCGCGCGGATATTGAGTTAAAGGACGCCTATGAGTTGGGCAGTTGCATTGACGTTTTATTGCAAAAAGTTAGTGACGTGCGATTTGTGAGTGACGAAACATGCTCAAAGTTTCTTTATGGCGAGGTAAATCCGATTACAAGACAAGAACAAAGGTTGTTTATTACGCCAAAAAGTAACGTAATTGTAAGCGAATACCAAGACCCAGCGCAAAAAGCATTGTGTACATTACAAATGCTATTCAATATGCTGCGTGACACTTGTCGGTGCTATTGGTTTATTGAAGATAAAAAACTACACATTGAACACATTAGCTATTTCAATAATGGCGGAACTTACAACGGACAAGCACAGATAGGTTACGACTTAACGCAGTTGAAAAACGCGCGCAATGGTAAGCCGTGGAGTTTCGCACGTGGCGAATATTCATTTGACAAATTCGATATGGCCGAACGCTATCAATTTAAGTGGATGGATGATTGCACCGAGCCTTTTGATGGTTTCCCAATCGAAATAAAAAGCAATTACGTTCAAAAGGGTAAGATTGAAGAGGTTAATGTTGGTAATTTTTCGAGCGATGTGGACTTAATCATGTTAAACCCAAAGAACATAAGCAAGGACGGATTTGTCGTAATGGCAGCCGTACAGGCGACCGCCACGAAAAGCGACTATAACGGCTATTTCTTGCAGTATCAGAATAAGAAAGACGGGCGTGCAGATAAGAAATATCATATCAAAAAAGGCATTAGGGGGCATCGCATTAAACTGAAAATGTATGTAAAAAAACATGTGGAGAACGGAGTCGAGCAAGCTGGTCTTTGGTTGTCCCCTGTGTATTGTCGCGGTGATGATTATGAGGGTACATTAATTCGCTTATTTGCATCTAATGAATTGCAAGAAGTGTTAATTGACGTGCCAAAAGATGTAGATAGCATTATGTTCCATTGTTATGGGTGGATGTCCTTTGCCGTGGTCGATGCAAAAGTAGTCGATGGATTGCGCGAATTGCCTTTTTACGCGAAACAAATTGATAATGTTAAATATGCCTTGCAAAACGGCTATATGTCGTTTGTTTACTTGCAAGAAAAATTTTACAGATACGATTTACCTGCAAGGTTAATAATTATGAATAAAGAATACACGCACGCGATTAAAGTCGACAGGAAAAAGAAACAAACAATCAGTTTCCCAACTGGACTTTACGACCCAAACCCGCAGAAATTGGTAAAAACGTTACTAGGCAATGGGCAATTTGAAAAAATATCCGTAAATTTGTGTAGCAGGACGATTAAGGCAACTCTGAAATATGATACAGAATAATAATTTTACACCACTCGCTTTCCAAAAAGAAGAAGAGTGGTTGAACCATAACAAAAGCTATGCGTTTGGGGCAATATACAATTTGTTCAGCCCTAACAGCATGCTTTTGCCCTTTCAAATCGTAAGGCCACATCGAAACGACAATATAGGAAGTGTAGAATTATACACGCGCGATGGCGAGTTAGTAAGCGATATAACCAATGATATTATTTCTTTGGGTCTAGTTGTTAAGCCTTTCGAGTTGTATGGATATGACGTAATAGTATATCCAGCGTATCTGCCTTTGAACATCAACGTACCCCTAGGAATATTTTACATTAAAATATCCGATGGTGTGGACACGTGGTGTAGCGAAATGCTTACAAACGTGTCTTCTGTGGATGGCTATGTAAAGGTCGAATGGTGGGATAACGAGGATTTCTTATTGGAGGATGGCCGCATAGTTTATTCAGGGCTAAAATATCACAATGTGGTTTATCTTAATTCAAAGATTGGTAAGCCTGAATATAAGTTTGTCGAAGAGGGTGAAACGCGCGATGGCTACTTTTTCCCCGAAAAGCAACTATCTGAAAAAGTGTACAAATTCACTTTCATTGCGCCCGAATATCTGTGCGATGCCATGCGTTTCATTAGAATGGCCGATAACGTGCTAATCACTGATGAAGTAGGCCGTGAATACGATTGCGATACGTTCTTAATGTCGACCAAATGGCAGACACAAGGAGATTTGGCAAGTGTTGAGGTTGAATTTGAAACGGCCACGATTGCAAAAAAAATAGGTAGTTTCCAAACCGTTTTGAAAGGTGGTGATTTTAATGGCGATTTCAACAACGATTTCAGCACGGATAACGGCGTTAGCATGGCAAATGTTATATTGGAATTTAGCGTGTACAAGAATGATTTTGCAAGAATTTCCGCAGATACTTCGTTAGTGTACGATGTCAAGGTAACGGCCGATGTTTACTTAATAAATGGTGAAGTAGTGCCGATTGTCGGAGTTATACCAGCGGGGCAGAGCGTGGCACTGGTGACAAACGACAAGTTAGAAACTATCAATTATTTCGACAACATGCAGGTCGAGAAGTTGAATAATGTAGACAATACGAATTACATTATAAAACAAAAATAAGAAGATATGAATAAGTACGATGTTTTAAAGAATGCCATTAAGAATGTTATCAAGAATAACGGACGGCAGGAAATAACGGGAGATATATTACAAAACATCCTAGTGAGATTTGTTGACACATTCGGCAGTGACTACAATATTAAAGGTTTGGCCGATGCTAACCAAATGCCCGACACCTCGGCAAAGTGCATTTATTTCGCAACCGAAAGCGGAAGTTACCGCAATTATGGTGGGTTAGAATTGCATAAGGGTGAGGTGGCCATGTTAGTCTTTGATGGCGGCGGATGGAACAAAGTATTGCTAGTAGACACAAGCGGCTTTGTTTCCTCTGAATACGTTTCAGAAATTAACGTGAGCGCACTTAACGCCGATAGTTCCTTTGAGTTGGCCGCCGCAATTGCGAAAGTGCCGCCAACTTACAGAAAGGGCGGTTTGACGATAAAATTTATTGAAAAATCGTCTAACGAATATGTGATGTATTACAATAAAAATGGTAGTTGGAGTGCTGATGTTAATGATTGGGTAAATCTCCAATCTACGAAAAAAACTACAATGACAATCGAGGAGCTTAAAACGTTTCCCTCGTCTGTGGAAGAAGCTGTTAAGTTCTTGAAGAACAACAAAGATGCAAGTATTGTTGTACTAAGCAAATACGGCCGCGCTGTTGGAACATTAAGCATATACGGCAATTTAAGCAGTTTTACTTTTATTGAAGTCTTTGAAACACAACTAAAAGTAAAGGGTGGCTACAATAGTAGTGAAATTAATGGTAGTCCGCGCAGGTATTGGCGATATTATGGCTTAGATAACTATGGAGGTGGTGTAGTTAATCGTGGCGAGTGGTCTGAATGGTCTGAAATGGTAAGTAAGCCATTTGAAATATTACAATCGCGCTTAGGAAGTGTGGTAGACGTATATAATGGCTCACCCAATGGTGGTGTAACTACAATTGATAGGGTATTGCGCCAAATTGGCGACAGCTATGAGTTTAGGAACAAGGTAATGCTTATTAGTCTTGTTAATGAAGTTACGAACAAACGCACATTATATTATTGTAATGCCGACACTTTTTCAAACAACGAAAGCGATTGGGTGGAAGTTGGTAAGGGCGGCAATTTTGACGAACTCGTAAATGATGCAAAAAGGAAGATACAGGAGGCCGTTGACCACGCAAAAACTATCCAAAAAGGAGAAAAAGGCGACAAGGGCGACACTGGTTGGCTAAGACTTGTCAACCACGGCACAGCCGACACAACATTTGCGCTCACGCCTAATGCAATGCACGTTTGGGGGCAAGTGGCTCAACTAAGATTAACGCTAGGCGCGGCAGTTCCTAACATTGTTAATGAATACGCTTTTGAGTTCCAATCGCCTGCCACGCCTACTAATTTATCATTGCCCGCTACATTGAAGTGGTACAACAATTATGTTACGCCAGTTCGCGCGAACAAACGCTACCAAGCTAGCATCGTCAATAACGTTATTATCATGGGGGAGGTTGAGTAATGCACAGGCGGATAATGATGATGAGGAACGACCTCGATATGTTGTGTGTTGATGGTGTTAATTATTCGGTACAGCCCGATAACGAGATATGGTACACCACCACCGATAATAACAAGTCGGATAACGCGGCCATATTGAATAATTACGGAGGTGACAGGGATATTAAGATATTGGCACATGTATTTGAAGATGGTGTTTGGAAAGTAAAGGCAGACAGGCCAATACAGAGAATACCCGAAAATTACATAAAATATGCGCCAACAATAGTTTCAATATCATTACCTAAATCGGTATTTCATTGTGGTGCATGGTCAATGGGATTAAATCGTACTGCGCAATATTCACCTAACTTGCAAACCATTATATTGGCTAGTGTGATAACGTCTTTTAATAGTGGTTTTGCACCATTTGCTTGCGGAGATTTAAATATATATGTTCCACGTGGAAAGAAAGCCGAATTTATCGCAACGAAAATCTTAGAAAAAACTCCAACAAACAAAGTCTTTGAATGGGGTAGGGTTAAATAAAAGAAAGGGTAAAAGTATGATAAGAATGTTATTTGTTTTGCTCCTTAGTCTGTTAACGAATGTAAACGGGGGGGGGTAAAAATATGAGTTTGACAAGGCTAAGATTTATGCGACAAGCATGGGGAGAACAAGAAATGCACTTTGCAGACCCTCACGCACAGATGGTTTTTAAAGATAGGTTAGAAAATCTATCTATTAATAATATACGCTCAATAGAGCGGATGCCGAGCGCGAATAAAACATTAACAGGTGGCTTGTTTATCGGTTCAACGGAACTAAGAAGTTTTGAAGAAATAAAATACTTTACAGGCTTGAAGTATATTATAAAGGACTTCTATAATTGCCCAAATCTAGGAGGTACAATTACCATTCCAAGTAGTCTAATTGAAATTAGTGGAGCATCAATTTACAAAACCGGATTAACAGGAATTGAATTTCTTGCACAAAACTTTAAATGGGGGCATGGTGCAATTTGGGAATGTAAAAACTTGAAGTGGGTAAAAATGCACTCCATTGAAGTTCCACAGAAGAATGCTCCAAACAACCAGTATTTGTTTGATTTTGCATTAGTAAACAACACGTGGAAATTGTATGTACCGGACGGAAGTGTTGAGAAATATCGTACAGACCATAATTTCCAAAATCTAGGTGACAGAATTAGGCCAATGAGCGAATTTAAAGAATAAGTTATGAGATACGTAGATGATAAGGGCAGCTTTGCCCCAAAAGCAATTGAGTTAGATGGCATGTTGGTTTTAAACCCAACGGCCGAGCAGTACGAAAAAGCAGGCTACACACAATTTGTTGAGCCTATGCAGACCGTAGAAGACGAGTTAAGAAAGGCTATTGCCGCCAAGATTGAAGAGATAAGAGAGTATGACAAATCGACAGAGGTCAACTCTTTTTCTCTCGATGGCTTTAACGCGTGGATAAACCGCGAAGACCGCATTGGCACGCGCAAGGCCATAGAGTTGATTAAAGCAAGTGGCAAACAAGATTGTGAAATATGGTTGCAAGGTGTCCAGCTGAAAGTAAATTGCGACTTGGCTTTGAGGTTGTTGGATGAAGTAGGCCGTTACGCCTATGATGCCTACAATTGCACACAATCGCACATCCACGCAGTTAGCTTGTTAAAGTCGGTCGAGGAAGTCAACAATTACGACTACAAGAAAGGTTATCCGAAGAAACTCGAACTAAAAACAACTTTGTAACATGGCGATAGCGAGTGCGATTATACTAAGTGCATATCTTATCATTATGGCACTTTCTTACGGCGTTAAAAAGTACGTAAGTGACAATTATTATATAGGTAAGTGGCCGTGGGCGTTTTCCACGGCCATAGCCGTAAGCGGTGGACTATTATTGCCGCCTATGCTCGACAAGGGTGGAAGTGTTCAATTTCTAGCGTTGTTCGCCGTGTTTGGCCTTATGATGGTGGCAATATCGCCACACTACAAGGTAGAGAGGATGCACAGCGTAGGGGCGATTATTGCACTAGTGTGCGGCATGGGATGGGCGTTATCTTTTCACCCAATTCCAATAATAGGCATTATCGCGCTATGGTGCATATACTACATATTGAAATTGCCTAGGCCGTATTACATTGGTGAAGTAACAGCGTTTGCAATAATATACGTAACTACAATACTATAATTATGTTTGATAAGATTTTCACGTTAGAACAAGTGCGGCTACTGATAGTTAGCACCATTGCGCCAATATTGGCGTACTACACAGCCACTAGTACGTACATATACGCGCTAGTGTTGGTTTTTGGGTTCAACATTTGGGCAGGCATGCGAGCGGACGGCGTGGCCATTAAGCGATGCCGCAATTTCTCGTTTAGCAAGTTCAAGAACGCGCTAGGCGAATTATTGCTATATGTAACAATCATATACGTAATATATACGGTTATGAGTTTACAGGGTGATAAAAATGTGTCCTTAATTGTCGTTAAAACTCTAAGCTACATATTTGAATATGTGTACATACAGAATGCGTTCAGAAACTTAGTTATCGCTTATCCGCGCCGAATGGTGTTACACATCATATACCACGTTATCCGCTTTGAGTTTACACGCGCATTGCCGGCACATGTTAAGGAGATAATTGAGCGGTACGAGCGTGAACACCCCGAAGAAGTAGAATTTGACAAAAAGAATAAAGTAAAATGAGCAGAGAAGAATTAGAAAAATACATTAAGACGGCGCAATGCGGCCGCCAAATAAAGTATCTTATCGTGCATTGTACGGCCACGCGCGCAAACGTAGTGGCCAACGTGCGTGTTATTGACGAGTGGCACAAGGCGCGCGATTTCCACAAGCAGCGAATGAGCGGCCATTATTGCGGCTATCACTTCGTTATAGCGCAGGATGGCTCGATAGAGGTGGGCAGGTATCTTAACGAGATAGGCGCGCACACGCCTAACTACAATACGCCAAGCATTGGAATATGTTACGCGGGCGGCCTTGATGCGCAAGGCAGGCCAGCCGATACGCGTACGCCCGAACAAAAGGCCGCCTTAGAGTGGCTTTTAACGCAACTGGTAGCGCGTTTTCCAAATGTTCAGAAAATCGCAGGTCACCGCGATTTCAGCCCCGACAAGAATGGAAACGGAATTATTGACAAATGGGAGTATTTGAAAGATTGCCCCTGTTTCAACGCAATTCCCGAATACAAGCACCTCCTTAAAAAGTAAAGTTATGGCTAAAATCAAAAAATATATCTATTTAATTGCTGTGGTGGTCTTGATTGGCCTTATCGTGGCAAATTGTATTGGTTGGCGGCTAGCAGGCCGATACAAGCAAAAAGAAAGCATGCAGCGTGCTAATGTCGGTGCGCTTATGCAAAGCGTGGAGCGTTACAAGGTCAATGACAGCCTTAACGCGGTGCGTGTGCATGGCTTAACGCTTACGATTGAGGACTTGAAAAAGTATCGCCCCGATGATGTCGAGTTAGCCAAAGAAATGGACGTTAAAAACAAACATCTAGGAAGTGTTACGCACATGAATACGCGCACTACTACTAGAATAGTCACACGCGTGCGTGACAGTATAGTGTATATTCATGGTGATACGATTTACAAGGTAGACACTTTGCGATGTTTTTCGGCCGCCAATAAGTGGTTTTTGCTAGATGGTTGTATTAATAATAAAGGCCAGTTTGTCGGCGCGCTCCAAACGTACGATAAGTTACGGATAATCGAAGAAGTGCGATACAAGCGATTTCTATTTTGGCGGACGAATAAAATCAAAAGTCGAAAGGTGAACGCGGTTAGTGACAATCCAAATACAACAATTACCGATATAGAGTTCATACAATTGATTAAGTAATTTCATATTATTTGTTTTTTGAGGTTAGTAAGTACCATACAATTGGTTTAGGTGGCAGGGTGTCGAGAGATACTCTGCCATTTTTTGCATTAATACGTGGCCAGTTTTTAAAAGTGTAGTAGTAAGCTTTATTGTTTTGGTTAAACGAAGTTAAAAACACTGCAAATCTAAAATATTATGCCCGAAAGTTTTGGTAATTCAGTTTTTCTTTGTACCTTTGCAATGTGATTAATAAACAACACAACTGATACGGCAGTTTCCGTAAAAATAAAAAAGGTGGGTTCACACCAAAACAACGATTAAAAAGATGAAAAGTTTTGATTTCGTAAAATTGGCAGAAGAGAACAATTTGCAACTAGTAGAGGTAACACAGGGTTCAAACGGCTATCCTAGGGGAATATACAAAGCCATTGTAGGCTTTGAAAATTTCAAAGATGCCGAGGAAATGGCCGAAAAGAATGGCCTAGAAATAGTAACATTGCGCAGCCGTGATGGCTGGCAGTTCTTTGAGAACCTAGGCCGCACATATTCGCCATTTGACGAATATGACGTTTACCCAACGGACGAATACGACCACTATACAAGCATATCCTTTGATGATTTTTGCGCGCAAGAAGACGTACAAGGCACATTAGCCACGGCAGGCGACTTCGATGAAATGCTTGCCATGCTCGAAAACTACAAAGATATTTTCGAGCAAATAGAGGGCTTGGAAGATGGCGAAGTAGTCGTTATCCACCGCGAAAGCGGAGAGGGTGAAATAGTCAAAAAGGAGTATTGCCACTATCATTACGATGTTTGGCAGTACGGGATAGCTCTCGTAGAAAAGGCATAATAACAAAAGCCCCTATATTGGTAAAACGATATGGGGGCTTTATTTTGTTGTGTAATAAGAAAAATATAACAACAAGGCTAAAAATAATGCGCAAAAGTTCTGGTAATTCAAATAAAAGTAGTACCTTTGCATTGTGTTAAGGTTGACACGACTGGCTAAGCAGTTACTTAGAAATTTAAAAATAAAAAATTATGAATACTTACCACATAACATACAGCTATAAGCACAATAATAGAGTATTTGTTGTTGATTGTGATGTTGAAGAGGTACACAAAGCAGATATTAAGCGCGGCGATACCATTCTATCAGATAATGGCGACACAAAAACGATAGGCAGGCAAGATATATCGTTTGATAGTTTTGTAGGCCGCTGTATATGTGGTGATAGCTACAAGCTAGGCAAAAAGTTAATAAGGCGCGTGACAAATCTTAAAATGGGGACACCATCACAATTTGGATATTAGCCCCAAAAACATTACAATCCGCCCGTTGTCAACAATGGCAGGGCGGATTTTGGCCACAAAAACTAAAATTAATATACACAAGATGAGAATATATAAAGATAGATTTTTAAGGGCGTTAGCCAATCGAGCAAAATGCCCTTATTATGTAGTCGATGAAAGAATATGCGACTACTTATTACACACTGGCGCAATTTGCGATGAGTATTCCAAAGGGCAAAAAATTAAGAACAACATCGCCGAAAACACCCCTTTTCTTTTGGTTTGTGGAGTGTTCAAAGAAATAGGCATAAGTAAGCCTACTTGTGAAGATTTCGCAAATTTGATGCGCTGCACCATTATGGGCGATGGTATATGCCCCGAATGTGGCGGCGATTGCGATGTGATTGATGGCGAGTACACCTCGCACCAAATCGACCGCGATATAGAACCCGAAATTACCACAAAATGGGAGTTGTACGAGTGTCGTGATTGTGGTTGTAAATTTTATAAATAAAGAATATGGAAAGGAAAGATTTTTATTTAAAAAAAGCCTTTGTAAAGGCTGAAATGAATGGAAAAAAGGTTTTCAAAAAAGACCTTGCTGCCAAGCTGTGGCCAAAGGGTACGCCCTCTTCTCAACAAGTCAATATGACCAAGTTACTAAGCGGCCGTATATGTTACATCGCTCCCGAATGGGTGCAGATTATCTGCAAGGAACTAGAATGCTCTGCGGATTTCTTGTTTGGTTTGAGCGATGAATAAACTATTTAAGAAAGTGTGCGATGTGGTGTGCGGTGCGCACCAATTGCAGATAATTAAACGTACATTGTATATACTTATCACATTGTGCGTATTGTTATCGCCGCTTAATGGTGGGCTGCTCATATTGGCCGTAATTGGCTGTGTGGGTATGGCCTTTGTAAATTCAGAAATTGAGGAACAAAACGACAAATAAAGATGGAACAAAAAGAAAACATGCCCAACATGATGGGCGCAATTAGTGGACAGGGCGAGCAATTGCCGCCATTTGTGGAGGTGGAGCAAGAAAAAAGCCAAGTGGTTGAGTTGCTCCAAGGCGTGACAAGTGAGGAAATAAAAAGTATTTTCTTTGACAAGGACGCCCTTGTCGAGCCGCCTTACAGAGTATTCCAGTTGAATAGTAGTGGGCATCGTTACTATTATCGTTTTAACGAGGATGGCGAACCACAATTTTATCCGAGCGTTACCACCATTCTAAGCCAAACGATGCCGAATAACCCTTACTTAACGAAGTGGATAGCGGACAAAGGTTTTGACGAGGCCGAGCGGTACAAGATGGAGCGCGCCAATTACGGCACATTCATGCACGCACAATTTGAAAGGCTGCTTATTCAACGCACATACGATTTGGATGGCCTTAAAGACGAATTGCGCGAGTACATTGAGTATAATCGTTTGCCCGATGATTTTATACATTATGCAGACGAGTTGAAAAAAGACGTGTTGGCATTCGCTCAATTCGTATTAGATTACGATGTTAGGCCGCTGGCGGTTGAGATTGCGCTCGTACATCCTGTATATAACTATGCTGGGATGATTGACCTCCCTTGTACTATGGCCGCGGCAAAAGGCAGTGACAAGCGAATAACGGCAATAGTTGACTTCAAAAGCGGCCGCAAAGGATTTTACCCCGACTATGAAGTACAACTACACTTGTATAAGATGATGTGGGAGGTTAATTTTGAAAATCACCCAATCGACAAGGTATTTAATTTTGCGCCGAAAGATTGGCGTAAATTTCCCACATATCATTTGAAAGACCAAACCGACAGCGTTGAGAAATTGAAGATACCGCATTTGTTGGGGCTGGCCGAAATTGAGGACAAGAAACGCGATAACACATTTGTAGCGTGTAGTGGTGTCGTATCGCTCGATACTAACGACTTGACAAGCAATGTTATAAGTTTGTCGCTTTCAGAGTTGATTAAAACGAAAGCCAACAATGACGATAAACCAAATGATGATAAGGCAATTTCAGAAAGTGACGTTATTGCAGAGAATGAACGAAAAGTGTTAAATTCAGAACGCCAAACGTTAAATCCGGCACAAAAACAAGCCGAAAAGAACGAAAGTGAGAGAATAAGCACAAGTTTGAAACTTGATTTAAGCGATATGTAGATATGGACGGACGAATAAAAAGACCTAGCCCCGATAAGGGGTTAGCCTTGCCAAGAATAGGAAGTTTGCACGTTGGCAAAAAAGTTGTCGGCCGAAATGGCAAGGAATACCCTACAAGTACCGACTACTTTATACCAAGCGGCAAATATGCTGCTTTGTTTACAAAAGCGTTTGGCGAAAAGCCCTCAACAATTCAAATTGTATTCCCAGACAATTCGCCCGAAAAGGTGTGCGCCGAGCGTTATGAGTATAGGGACGATGCAGGCGGCTTGGTGGCCTATGGTGACGGCCAAGCATTTAACGTTTGGAATGGGCAAAAATACGTGACCTACCAAATAGCAGACTATCCCGACTTGATGGCAGGTATTGCAAGAAAGTACCCCAATCGAGCCGCACGCGCTGGGTTTGATGGTTGGAATGTGATTTTAACACTAACATTCGTTATTCCATCCGTGCGTGGCGTGGCTGGCGTGTGGACTTTCACGACAAAGGGAGCGGCAAGCAGCATTCCACAAGTACGTAATACTTTCGATGCCATTCTGCAAGAAAAAGGCTTTGTGCGTGGAATAATCTTTGATTTGAACGTGAAATTTGCAACATCGCAAAAGCCTAACAACAATAGCCGTTATCCAGTAGTTTCGCTCGTGCCGAATGAGAGCGAGGACAATGTAGCGTTAGTTAAACAGGCTTTTTTACCAATAAATGCACCAATTTTAAAGACAGAATGAAAAATATTTATAGAAATGCTTGTAAGGTAGGATATTATTTGCTATCTTTGCACACATAAAGAGATAAACTTCCTTCATGTGGCCACTCCACTTAGTTTTGTTTCATCTTTTCTGGGTGGGTGGCCTTTTTAAAATGAAAGAATTAGCTTATACCATCACGATAAGCAAAAATATATTGCAATGCAACTCGACCCCTATCTTCAAAGTGTGTGATGGCCTTTGTTGATGGGGGTCTTTTCTTTTAAAGTTATGGAACAAAATAACTTAATTATCCGCCATAATAGCGGAGGTAACTTTACCATCCTCAACAACGATATTCTGCAAGATACGAATATGACGTTTTTTGCAAAAGGTATTTTGTGCTATCTTTTGAGTTTGCCAAAAGATTGGGAGGTGAATGTGGCACAGGTGGCCGACAAGTTCGGTGAAAAAGAGTGTCGTATTTTGAGGGCATTTCGCGAGTTAATTGACCTAGGTTATTGTATGCGTAAAGCGTACCATGAGAATGGCCGCTTAAAGGGTCAAAGGTACTATGTTAGCGATGTAGCTGGCGTGTTTGGCGAGATTGAAAGAAAGCCAAAAGAGCCAAGTCTTTTTGACGAAAATACAGCCCCCCAAAAAAATGGGGGTACTGAATGCACAGCCCCCCAAAAAAACTCGCCCACTGAAAAAACAGCCCCCACAAAAAACGGGGGGGCATATACAAAAGACGATAATCAAGAAACAAAAGAATATTATAATAAGAACAAAAAAACGCTTTTTTCCGAAAATTCGGTTTTGGCGGATATTGATTTTGTTTTGGACAAATTCGCAGGTGCCGAGTACGAGGAAGTTGATATAGTATATTACTATCACGCTGTGCGCGATTGGAGCGATAGTAGCAATACTAAACGAACTGAAAACGGATGGTTAGCCACTATTCGGAGTTTTATTCGCACAGATATAGAGCGCAATAAGCTGCACAAGAAAGTGCAATATAGGGCGGATGCCGTTATAGCCGATGAGGCTCTACAATTTCTAAAAATGTAGTGCGTATGAATGAGATAATTATAAGCAAGAATTTGCCCGAAATGCGCAAAAACGCCGCCTTGATGGTTCAAAAGCCAAAGGCAGGCCAAAAGGCTATCGAGGTGCGCAGGGCATTGGCAGAATTGCCCGAAACCCTTTCGGGGCTTTCGGAACAAGAACGTGAGATTTTTTCGGCAAGCGTAAAAAAGCAGATTGGCGAGTATGACAATGCGCTCGAATTGGCGGCCTATATTAAGCCTTTGTTTAAGTACATTGCTAAGGATGTAGGATATAATATACCAAGTAGAGAAGAGGAATGGCAATACATTCAAACGCGCATTTTGGACGTTTTGCGAAAATACTTTGCCAAATTCACATTGAACGATATTAAGCTAGCATTTGAGTTGACCGCACTGGGCGAGTTAGATGTTTTTTTGCCGAAAAACAAAGACGGCAAAGCAGATAGGGGGCATTATCAGAATTTCAATGCGGAGTATTTCGCAAAGATTTTGCACGCCTATCAAGAAAAGCAAGGATGCGTTTTTGAAAAAGTGTTTAAAAACACTTCTACAATTGCCATTGCCGATAACTCTGCCAAAGTGGCACAAAAAAAGTTCCAAAAGCTGCTTGTGTATGCCTTTTATCATTACAAATATCGTGGCTACATGCTGGATTTGAGCGCACCACAGCAAATAATGCTATATAACATATTGCACAATCTAGGATTTATCACGGCTGTTTTGTCAGATGATGATTTAAAGCGGTCAATGGCAGAAGTACGCAAGCAAATTGCAATGAACATAATAAAGCCATTTCAGGCAGGAATTATAAAGGCTAGGGGCGTGGAGCATGATGCTGTTAAGGCTGGTGCGGTTAAATTCTCGCAATACAGGGCAATAATAGAGTGCTTTGATTGGATGGTAAAAGAAGAAATCCAAATAACCGATTATATACTTGTGTAGAATGAAGACAAATTTGAGATTACAAGATACTACATTTACCGAATTATAGAATTATGGAGAAAAATAATTTATCAATTAATTGTATCATTGCAATTGACCCCGGTGCAAGTAATGGGGGCATTTGCGTTTTTCGACCCAAAGAAACACCTAAATGCGTGCGGATGCCAAAGGACTTGCGCGACTTGCGCGACTTCATTGCCTATTACAAGGGGTTTACCAACCCAATTGTATTTGTTGAAAAACTTAACGTGCGTGTTGACGATGCAGAGGAGAATAAGGGCAAATTGTTCCGTATTCAAACGATGCTCGCAAACTTCGAGCAGATAAAGGCCGTGTTAACTCTGCTCGATGTGCCTTACTGCCTTGTGCATCCTATGAAGTGGCAAAGTAGGCTTAATCTTCGTAAGGTAGGCCGTTACGAGGAAAAAAGCGAGCGGAAAAAACGCTACAAGGAGGTCGCGCAAGACCTTTACAAAGGTGTTAAAGTTACTCTTTGGAATGCCGATGCGCTGTTAATTATGCACTTTGGCAGGGTCGTTTTAAGCAACGATTTGAGTTGGCTGTTAGAGAATATACCACGTAATACACATAATAAGTTATTCTAGTATGGACAATAGGAAGTTAACCCGTGATGTAAGTCACTTCGACACGTTAACGCGCGAAATGCTGTGTCACATGTGCCGCAATATCATTGATAATAATGCGATGTACGATAATAGTATAATTTCATTCGCCGAATTTTTGAACAAGGTGCGCCAATTACGACACACACAGCGGCGCGCGGCTAGAAATGCGGAGTTGGAGAAGAAAAAAGAGTGTCAAGAAATGGAGTTGGATGCCATTTTAAACCGCTTTTTCAACGCGCAACTAACTATTTTTAATGCAAAATGCGATTTTCTCGAAAAATAATGCTTAAAATTTTTGGCGGTTTGAAAATTATTAGTAACTTTGCAATGTGATTAATAAACAACACGACCGGCACGGCGGTTTCCGTGAAACATTTTAAAACTAAAAAAAAGATGAAGAATTTAGTTATTACCAAGAGAATTAACGCTACCAACTCAAAAGAAGTTAAAGAGCAGGTTGTAGACCAACTAAAAAGTTGGGGTTACAATGTGGTAGCCGATGAGGAACAAGCACAAAGTTTTTTCCTTGCTGAATTTGGCAAGGAAATGAATACAGAAGTTGCTCAAGAATTTGCCATTGACGGCGAAATTAACTATGGCTATCAAACAACAATAAATGTGACGATTAAGGCACATTATTGTGATAGCGGTTCGGTTGATTACCTCTACACGGTAGAAGTTACCGAGGACTAAGACAATAATTATACCTCATGGCAAAAAAGCCGTGGGGTATAAACCTTTATATTAACTTTGAGCGTAACTCGCTCACAAAAAGATGATAAAAATATGTACATCAAAAAACTAGAATTGTTGAATTTTCAAGTAATAAAGGGGTTCAACGCAGATTTTGAGGGTAATGTATATTTCATTACCGGAGATAACGAGTTAGGAAAGTCGACCCTTTTGAAAGCGATTGGCGCGCTACTTACAGGTGAGCGCGATGCCGTTTTGCGCAAGGGTGAAGAAAAAGGATTTGCGAAAATGGTTGTTGGCGATAGCGGTAAAGAGTACGAAGTAAGCTTAAAGTTTACAAAGGCCAACCCACGCGGCGTGCTGTCAATCAAAGGCGACAAATTACAAAGCAGTAACGTGTCTATGCTGCAAGAATTGTTCGGCTATCAAAATTTTGATGCCGTTGAGTTCTGCTCGTGGAGCGAAACGGCCGATGGGCGGCGTAAGCAAATCGAGGTCGTTAAAGGTCTTTTGCCGCAAAAGGTACAAGACCGCATTAACGAAATAGATGCGGATGTTAAGGCCAAAAAGGCAGAACGTACCGATTTGAACCGCGATATTAAGCTGCTTTCGGCGCAAGTTAAGGCGAGCAAACAAGGGCTTGAGGTCGGTGACGAAAAGAAATACACCACACGTTTAGACGTTTCGGACTTGTTAAAAGTTCAGCAAGAACAGGCTCAAAATGATGCAAAAGCAACACTCGTGCGCAGTAAGTTGCAGGAGAGAGTTGACCAATTAGCCGCCATTCCTCAAAAAATCGAGGGTGCAAAAGCCAAGTATGAGCAAACAAAAGCGGCTATCGAAGATGAGTTGAGAATAGCGCAAGAACGCTTTAACCAACTAAAACAAGAATTGGACAAGCGCAATAGCATGGCGTTTGAAGAATTTGAAAACGCTCAAAAGGAAATTGCCGCCGAGAAAGCAGATGCCGAGGAGCGCAAGGCCAATTGTGAAAGTTGGCTTAAAGACTATGAAAGCACCATCAGAACGGCGGCCGACACTGATGCAATTGCACAGGCGCAAGCACACAATGAAAAGGTAGCCATTGTAGAGGGCTATCTAGCAAGAAAGAGCGAACTAGACAAGGTGCAGGCCACATTTGATAATTTGGGCGGAGAAGTAGAGAAGTTACAGGCAGAGCGCGCCGAGATAATCGAAAACGCGAACTTGCCAATTAGCGGCCTATCATTCACAGAAGACGGCCTAACGCTAAACAATATGCCATTTATGGACGGCGTTGTGAGTGATAGCCAAAAGATGGAAGTTGCCGCCAAATTGATTATTGCGGCAAACCCAACGGTTAAGGTGTTCAGAATTGCGCGCGGCGAGAGTTTGGGCGCAAAGCGTTTAAAGACTATCCTAGACGTCGCAAAAGCAAATGGTTTCCAAGGTTTTATCGAAAACGTAAAGCGCGGACAGGAAACAATGCAGGTGGAAGAATACACAGAAAATTAGTTATTTCGGGTGGGGTGAAATTCCCCACCCACATAAAAAAGATGAAACAAAATGGAAATTCAGAAAACGACAGATTACAAGCTGTTTAAGAAATTGGACGGCAACCGCGATGTTAAGAGAACAAATGCGCTTGTAAAGTCAATACTGGAATTTGACTTAACAATGTATTCGCCAATCATTGTAAGTGAAGATTTCAGAATTATTGACGGACAACATAGGTTTGTGGCATGCCGAGAATTGGGGCTACCAATTTATTTTGTTGTGATGCGAAACGAAAATGTTGAAAAGGCAATGATTGTCTTAAACAAATGTCAATCGCAGTGGCGTAATGGCGAGTTCTTTCAATACAATGTACAGAAAAAAGGCGGTGTTTATAGAGAATTGAAAGAATATATTAACAAATACAAAATACAATTATCTTACGCAGTTATTTTGTTTCCGCAAAAGCCATTTGAAACGAAAAAAGTACGTGATGCAAAATTTGTATTTGAGAAGTATTCAAAGTGTGACGAATTGACAGAATATTATCTAAGCCCCGAATTTAAGATTTTGCCGTTTTGGAGGTCAAAGCCATTTGTTAGGGCTATACGCGCGTTCTTTGAGAAATCAGACAAAAAGCAACTGGATAAGTTGAAACGCAAGGCTTTGGCGATACCTCAATGTGCGAACAATGTACAATATATCACAGCATTTGACAACCTTGTTAGGATGAGAAGATAATAATTTAATAATGCAAATATATGGTGAGCAAAAGGAAGTCCAAGAAGATGGCAGTTAATACAATTGTTGTCAAAAAGCAAAAATCAGTAAAAGAAATGTCCGTTAAGGAATTGCTTTTAAGCCCCGAATTTAAAACGAATTTACAGAAAATAGTATTGGAATTGCAGGGCGAACGAAAGGCAAAAAACGGACTTGTAGGCCAAAATTTAAAAAGGCATCCAATTGATTATTTGAATTTGGATGTAAACTATCTGATTGCAGAGTACGCCGCAATTCTTAACAAGAATAGCCAGTTATCTAGCAATTCGCGTGAGTTTATCAAGGCCGTTTGCGAGGATGCCGCAATAAAAACAATTAAGCAATTACAAGACAATGAAACCGCGAGAGAAGTCCGCCACGGGGATAATTAACGATGTTGGCAAACTCTCCATGTACATGGGAGAGTTAAACGAGTTTTTCAAACAGCACAAGGGCGAACGAGTTATAGCACGTTTTTTTGTCGCACCTAAACAGAGTAGTGCCGCATTGGTTGGGTATTATTATAATTATGTAGTACCTACAATTAGGCAGGGTATGGCAGAACTTGGCGAGCGAAAGACAGACGAGCAAACAGAATTGTTTTTGCGCGAAATTAGCCCAATAATGCAAATAGAAAATGTTGATTTGTCTGCGTGTACATATAACACGACACTGAAAGAAATCCGGGGGTGTTCAAACGCTGAATTGGTAGAGCATATTGAATTTTTAAAGCAATTTGCTGCCGAGAACTTAAACGTATTTATTGAAGAACCTAATTTGTTATAATTATGAATATAGAAAATGTACATTATGCAAAAAACTTTATAGATGAATTTATAAGGGTGGAGCGAATTGAATATTGTTTGCGTGAGAATTTTAAAATAACAATACAAATAGATGGTCAAGAAATTAAACTTTTCGACCATCAAATGGAGTCAGTTCGCAGAGCATTACTTAAAGAACATCGTATTATGAAAAAATCGTTGTGCGAGGAACTAAAAGATATGTAACATGTTTTGCAAGTGTGGCCAAAAACCTAGATTTTACCCCTTAAATAGTTGGCGCATAAACCACTATCGTTATACGCCAAAGGGTTTCAGTCGTGTGAAGTGCCTAAAATGTGGGTGCGAATGGCTCACAAGAAAAGGCTACACAAAATATATTAAGAACTTAGATTTAACTTTCAAATTTTAAAAAGATGATTTACGAAATTAAAGATGTGTTGTTTTTTGACGTAGAAACAACGGGAGTGCCTGAAAAAGGGTTGAAATGGGATGTCGATTTTGACAAATTCCCATTTGTCGTGCAATTCGCATGGCTGAAAGATGGTGTGTTGAAAAAGCACTTAATCAAGCCAATTACGCCCAAAGGAATTGCGTTTGAAATACCAAAGGAAACAACGGAAATACATGGTGTATCGACAGAATTGGCAATGCGCGAGGGGCGTTTGTTCGAGGATGTTGTGCAGGAATTTGTACAAGATTGTACGGCATCGCCGCTTATCTGCGCGCACAATATCTATTTTGACACCTCAATAATAAAGGCCAACATTATGCGCTATCTAGGTAAGGAGTACTATGATAGCAAGGTGGATGGGGCTTTGTTCAAAGGCAAGCGAATTGATACCATGATGAAAACAATGAAGTTCGTGGGGGCTACTTTCCCCAATAGTAGCCGCATAAAATTCCCCACATTGGAGGAACTTTACGCGCGTTGTTTTGACGGCAAAAAATTTGGCGCACACGATGCGGGCGAGGACGTCAAGGCACTCGCAGAGTGTTTGCCGATAATTGTAGAATTGGGCTTTGTTAAGTTGGAGCAAAAGGAGTACAATGAGGATGGCACGCAGAAAAAGAGTACTACAAAAAAGTCTTCGAGCATCTCAAAAACAAAAATCGTAAAGGCAAAAGGGCTTTTTGATGATGCGGACAAGAATGCAAAAAAGGTCGTTTCGAGTTCTGAAAATGTGACAGAAGAAAAGCCAAACAATCCGCTTTTGCAGGGTGAAAGTTTGTGGGGGGAGGACAAATTTTAATGGAGTTCATTGTTCATGCCGCTTTTGTGTTCATTCTCCTTGTAATGGCTATTATCGCTTGTGCATTATTCTGCATTATGGTTGATATGGTCAGAGAGGGAAAGGCAAAAGGAGTTTCAGAAAGAAAATTATCTGATGAATTGCTAATGCAATACTTAGATATTCGCTTTTCAGACGAAACAGAAGAGCAAAGTGTAAGGCGAAAAATTGACACATTAGAGTGTTTGGCCATTGAATTGCGAATGAAATATAATGCGTGTGAGGTGGCCAGTGATTTTAAATACATTAAAAACAAAAAACATGGAAAAAGAAAACAAAAAGCCAATTCCGAGTAAAAAGGCGTTTACCTTGTCAAAGGCTAAGTTAGCAAGTGGTGGCGGCCTAGACGTGCATTATGAAGTCAGTGAGCAAGACGGCAATGCCAATTATCTAAACAAGCATCATGACGAGTGCGCGCAGGACGTTCAAAAAGAACTTAGAGAACTATTCCAAGAATTGCGGCCAATCGTAGGCAGGATATTTAACATCACAAGCTTTAAAACTCTGATGGAAACAGACGAGTTTAAAGCGACCGAGCAACAAAAAGCATTGGGCGATGATTTTGCGCAAGAATGTTTGAACAAAATTGAGGTGCGCGGCATTTCGTTGAGCGGCAAAGACGATAAAGTAGGCGTTGTTATCACATCCGTTTACGAGGTGGCCAACGGTCAGAAAGTGGTAATCAATACGCCGCGCATTCGCTTTGATAGTGAAACATGGGGATTTGAGGAGGAACTTGAAAACATTGTTTATAAAATCGAAAACGAGGTTTACGAGTTTCTTTTTATGGGCAAAAAAGCCGAATTGTCCCTATTTGGCGAGGATGATGGCAGTCAAGCAGAGGAAACAGAAGAAGACAATTAACCACATTGGCGGAGCATTGCGCTCCGCCTTTATCTTATGAATATGGCCATATTAATAGAAGATGTAGCGTGTTATCTGTATGCGCGCGATAGAGGGTTTGAGCCGCTTGTTGATAAACGATTTGAAATACCTATAAGTGTGCGTGTGGATGTGCAGCGGCATTTATTCGGCCGTGGCCACTCAATGGCCGAGAACGAAAGGTTTTATCGGTATTGTTGGCGAATATATCCGCACATCTGCCAAGAATGCTTGCGGCCGCTTGGCAATTATTCGGCCGTATATATATCGCACATACGCACGCGCGGAGCATTCCCCGAAATGGCGCACGATGTTAGGAATGTGAATGTACTCTGTTTCAAGCATCACAACCAGTGGGAAACTGGTAATAGAAAGGCAATGCGGATATATCCGCGCAATGCCATGACAATAGAGCAGCTTACAAAAGAGTATAACGAGTTTTGGCGGCCTTAAAATATGCTTAATTGTTATAGAATGTAAACAAGGCGCGTTTTGATGGGTATTTGTGTTAATGAAATTCAAAATAACGATATTTATTTGTTTTTTGCTTGCAGGTTTCAAAAATACTTCTTACCTTTGCATTGTGATTAAGAAACACACATACAAAACTTGTTTCAAGGTCACGCAACAAACTTGCCAAAGTATAAATGGTTTCGGAATGTCGATGTAGGGACGGACGAGTAAAAACGCAAAGAAGCCTAAGCCCTTGGTGGTATGGCGAGCGGTCTACATAACGCCTACCAACGCAAAACATCGTATGCGCGTTGATGTTAGCCCGAAAGGGCGCGGTTGAAAGCCTGAAAAGATAACCGCTTAAAATGGCTGATGCCCTTGGCGTTGGGGCGTGGAACTCACCACGCGCTAAAAAAGAGGAACTTCGCACATGCGGACAATAGCCTGTAAAGTTGGGGTGTTCAAAAAATCCGTAGAGTACGCATTTAATGCGTAAGTACCCACTTAATCTAGGCATGGCACTTGTAACCTTTGGGTATGCAAGAGTGGTTGGGCAATAATGTGAGTGAACCCCCGTAGAACTCTACTCAATAAGCGTTGAATGCGCGCGATTTAGCACTTATCATAGTGCAGCATCAAGGAGGACGCTCCTTGCGCAGGTCAGCAATGCGCTGAAAGCTGAAATCCGCAACGGTGGCCAACCATGAAAGCTAGTGGTTTGGTGCTAAGCAAGCGGCAAAGGGCAAGCCCACGGCTTGGGCTAAGCGAATGCCCCGCGCGGTGTTTTTAGTGTTTTTGACACCGCATTTTATTTAAAAAAGATGGAGGAACTAACTATGACGAACTTTTTGAACTTTAAGGCGGCAAAAAATTCCGACCTTTGGTGGCTTTGCATAGCCGATGCCGCAGGCGGCATTCTCGATGAGGAGGATAGTTTTTTAGCAGTTGTTGATGTAAGGGTGGGGCGTAATCTTACGGCATGTGGCCATAAGTTCCGTATGCCTAGTTTTGATAATTTAAGTCGTGGATGGGTACGTAGAAATGTACCATAAAATATTTTACAAAAAGGCCAATGGCGCGAGCCTTACCAAATCCGCGCCATAATTTTAAATTCAAAAAAAGATGAAGAAGTATATTAGCAACGCTTTTTCCTTGCAGATGCTAGACACAAGCAAGGAGCAGAAAGTAATTATTACCCCTGTTAGTGAGGTGGAGTTTAATGGTGCAAAAACCACGGCTGTGTCTGCCGTTGGTCACCAAGATACCGCGGCCGTTTTGGGCGTTCCTTTCAATAGGATGAGCCTTAAATTAGAGCAAGGTGACGAGTTATTTGTTGCCCAACTCGTTGGCGGCCGTCTGCCAGAGGGATGCACCGAACTGCCGCAAGGATTTAAGTTCACCTACTTAAAGGTGACACTAGTCTAACATATACCACTAGCTTAGCGGCTAGTGGTTTTGTAGTATCTAAAAAAAAATGAATATGGAAAATAAAAGAGGTGGTGCGCGTAAGCGCGCAGGTAGAAAAAAGTTGGGCAAAACCTCAATTATGGTTTATCTTTCGCCAGAAAATGCCAACTTTGTGCGAGAAATGGCAGAAAAATATTACAAAACGCTGTCTAGTACGGTGGAAGAGTTCATTGTTCAAGCGAGAGAAAGGGCGGAAAATGAGGGTTAACAAACCTAACTATGCAGAAATATCAAGGCGCAGCGTTCGCGCGGATTTTGCGCCTAGGAAATTTCAGCAGCGAGAAAAAAGAAACGAAAGGCCGCAAAGCGATGATGTACGCAGAATTGTGTTTGTGAACCCCAATAGCGGCTATTTCAAGTACAAAAACTTACTTCTAGGCAAACAAGTGCGCTTACTTCGCGAGGCCATTCTTGGCGGTTGGTTCTGCGAGTTTTTGAACGACCACGACCGCAAGGCCGTCAATGATGCAGCAGGGTGGAGCAATGAAAAAAAAGAATACTTGTTTGATGGGGTGAAATTCAAATAAAAAAAATGAGTGACAAGTTAATAGAAAATATCTTTGGGCTTATAGCCTTTATAGTTGTTTTCGTTGTGTATTACCTAACAATCAAAGAAAAATGAAAGCTGAAAAAGGTTATAAATTGGTGTTTTGGGGGTTCGTTTTATTGACCCTTTTTTGTTACATCTACACGCTTGTAGACGTTGTTCGTTCAATCTTTAAACTTTTCTGATTATGGCAATCAACAAAGTTATATTACTAGGTAATGTAGGCAATGCGCCGAAAATGTACACTTTTGACGATGGTCGAAAAGCCGCGCAAATATCGTTGGCCACGTCAACGCCCGAATACACAAAAAAAGACGGCACAAAGGTGAATGGCGTGACAGAATGGCACAACGTGGTATTATACACACCATTAGCCGAAATTGTAGAGAAGTACGTCCATAAGGGCGATAAACTCTATATCGAGGGGCGCAACCATTATCGAGAGTACGAGGCGAATGGCGTTAAGCAATACTTTACGGAGATTATTGCCAATAGTTTGGAGTTGTTAACGCCGAAACCAAAACAACCATCGCCAGAGCCATTCACAGCGGCCGCACCACAACAACAGCCGGCGCAAATGGCACAAGCGCAACAAACGGCACAACCCACGCAAGCGGCGCAAGGAAATTCAGATGATTTACCATTTTAAACAAAGGCTATGCAGATAAAAATAACGGAATATGACGCACTAAAACATGATGTGTTTAGAGCGTTAAGCGTTAAGCAGCCGTTTGCCAATGATTTGGTTAATATCGCCTATGAAGACGATGATGGCAACTCGTATGGTTTCAAAAGCATAGAAGTACGCAGCAGATGCACATCTTACAGGGGCAAATTACTGATTTGTAGTAGCCAGTCGCCAAAAATTCCAAACATGCAAAGTGGCTGTGCGCTTGGATTTGTTGAGGTGTACGGCGTTAAGCGTGTGAAAGACTTTACAGACGAAGATTGGGACAATACGCGAATACCGCGCGCGCGCCGTTCCGAGATAAAAAGTGGCTGGGGGTGGCTTATGCGAAATCCCAAACGAGTTGTAGAACTGCCAATTAAAGGGCAATTGGGTATTTTCAATATTGCATTTGAAAAGGGCGATATAGTCGAATATCCTCGTATAGTCAAGGTTGGCCGTGATGATTTTAACTTACTTAATAAAGAAAAAAGATGAAAGAAGAATTAGACAAAATCGACAAAGGAATTGCGGAGTTAATGGCGGCAGTAGAGTGCCAGCGCAATGCACTTAACAAGGCCGCGAGCAAAAGAAGACAAAAGATGCCGCGCAACGAAAAAGAGTTAAGCGAAAAGTTATTTGCTTGTAAAACTTATCTTCGGTTTGCGCGCACTAGTATAAATAAAGCCCTAACAGCATCACGACAAAACAAATGAGTTATGGAATTTGAAAAAATATATTACGGGCAAATAAGGGAGTGGTTGGCAAAGAACGAAAATAACAGCATTATTGTTATAGTCAACGAATGCAAAGAAGATGGGAAAAGTGATATTTTTTCATCAATTGAGGGAAATTCACACCCTCTAATCACATCACTTGCCCAACACATAGACAAAAGCCAATCATTCAGGAAAATTCTAAGTGATGCGCAGTATCTGTGCGCCGAGGTGAAAAAGAAGAGTAAAGAAAACTAAACAATTACGACAATGATAGAACAAGAATTAGAACAAGAATACTTGCAAAAGTCGCGAGAAATTGAAAATCAAATAAAGGCTTTGTATTCAAAGCAAAAAGACTTGGATGCAGCATATATAGAGCGTTGCGCCCCTTTTGACGTTGGCACAAAACTCGTTGCCCGTAACAAGTTCAGCAATAAAACGTTTGTCTGTTGGGTCGTTGGCTATTGTGTCCAATTCAACAAGATTGTAATGATTTACAACGATGCTAAAAATAATGGTGAACGCTCAATGCGCCAATATAAGGCCAATACTTCAAGTTTAGAAATGCGAATTTGCGTTGATGATAAAGATAATAAAGATAGGGCGAACGGCCTTTTGTTTTAACATCAAAAGGCTAGACAAAAACAAGATTGTAACGCCTTACATTTCCATTTCGGTTATTAACGGAATAGATATTTGTGTGGATATAGGGTTAGGGGCATTATTTTGGCAAGTTTGCTTGCGTTTTATATACCTCAAAAACTTTGCTAAGTGAAAGAAAATCACTATATTTGCATGTAAATAAACAAGTAAAAAATAAAAAAGATGATAGAAAAGAATTGGTTAACTCTAAACGAGGAGAAAAATAAAGAAATTGCCACATTGCTCAGTAAGGTCTTTGGCGAGGATATTGAAGAGTGTATGTGTGATTTTCAGTTAACCTTTGAGAAATTCAGAGGAATGAAACTCACTAATAGTTCTCATATCCGTCCCAATGGCGAGCCGCCTTATAGTCACAAGGATATAGAATGGGTGGCCGCAAGGGCTGTTGGCGTATTCTATCATATTGTTACTTTATGTGGGTTTGATTTTGCAAACTTGTTGTTAAACGGCATCGAACGCATAGAAAACAATATGTACAAACCAGAGAACAGGCCAAGTAATAATATACTTAATTCCCAAAGCTATTGTTTGGAGTACGCCCAAAATGGGGTAATAGTCAAAGACGAACAAACGAGAGAAGTTAACGTTTTCGAGTTTGAAGAAAGCATTTCAAAAGCCTTGTCTATTCGCAGTGTAAGAGAGAAGTTGGGCGCGCTAATTATGTCAGATATTGAATACATCGTTAACGAGGACGATGGGAACAAATATAAAGTTGAAGTTGTTATCAAGAAAGAAGATTGCTAGTTTATTAATTATTGTTTGTAGGATGGTGGAGCGCGTGAGCGTTCTGCCATTTTCGACAAAATAAAAAACGTACAAAATGGAGCAAAAAGACAACATACAGCCAACCAATACGGAATATAGCCGCGTAAACGATGAGTTACGCGACAAGCTAGCGCATGGTGAAGACAATGCGGAATATAACGAGTTTGTAGACAAGTTCAAGAAAAAAAGAACATCAGACGATTGTTATACGCCTACTAACGTATTTGAGGCCGTTGTCGATTGGTGTGAGAAAGAATACAATATTGACCGAAACAAGATTGTGCGGCCATTCTATCCAAATGGTGATTATAAAACATTCCAATATGGAAAGGATTGTATAGTTTTGGACAATCCGCCATTCTCTATTTTGGCGGAAATTGTGCATTTTTACGTTGAAAACAACATAAAGTTCTTTTTATTCGCTCCATCATTGACTTTGTTCAACTCGTGTACGACTTGCACGGCCGTATGTGTAGGGGCTGAAATAATCTACGAGAACAAAGCCAATATCAACACATCATTTGTGACAAACATGAATGGTAACACGCGGTTGAGGTCTGCTCCTAGCCTTTACCAAGCGATAAAGGCGGCTAACGAGGAAAACCAAGGCAAGAAAAGGCCAATACCAAAATACAAATATCCCGCACATGTTGTTACGGCCGCTAGCATATCATACTTATCCAAGTATGGAATAGAGTTCAGTGTTGACGAATTGGAAACGCAGAGGATAGCCGCACTAGACGAGCAACGAAAGGTTAAGAAGACGATATTTGGAAGTGGCTATTTGCTTTGCAACGAAAAGGCGCGAGAAAACGAAATATCAAGACGTTTAGCCGAGATAAATTCAGATATGAGGATATGGTATTTATCAGAGAGCGAATTAAAGAAGATAGAGGAACTAGACAGAGGACACGCAGAGTTGTTAAGAATTAGGCGTGAAGAGTTCAGGCAGATGGGGCAAGAATAGTCTAACATAGGTCTGAATTATACATAAACAATTAAGTAACAAGGGGTTAGTTATGAAATATACGAAAGAGGTTAAGAAAATTATCTTTGATGCAATAGCCGCAGGCGACTCGCACATACAGGCATGTGTAAAGGCAGGCATTAAAGAGCAAACGTTTTATCAGTGGCGGACACAAAAAAATGAGTTTGCAGAGCTTGTAAAGAAAGCCCACGAAAAGCATAAAGAAAGTTTGGAGTACAAACTAGAAAATGCTTTGTGGAAAAAAGCAACTGGTTACGTTGAAACAGAAACAGAAACAGAATATGCACAAGATAAAAACGGCAATATCATTGTTAAGCGTAGGAAAGTGCGCGAAAAGCATTACTCGCCCGATACGGCCGCGCTTATATTTGCCTTATGTAACATTGCGCCGCACAAATGGAAGAACATGAGGAGCATACAAAATGAGGATATTACGGACAGGCCGAAAGAGGAAATGAACGAATACCACTTTGAGGGCATTTCAGACGATATTTTGTGTAACATTGCCGATGCCTTGCAGGATGCTAGGGCGGAGGAAGACAATAACAAGAAATAAGGGGCTTTTTCAATGGTAAAAGGATTTCGGATAACGCCAAAGGGGAGAAAGAAAGCCGAAAAGGCGGTGCAGCTGTGCAGAGAGTGCGCGAACGCTACATGGGTAATGAAGTGGGCGCATATCGACTTAGAGGGCAACCCAATTTGCCTAACTTGTCCATACTCAAAGGCTTACATTTTGCGCAGAACAAACGCACATGATTGTGAGCACTATGTCAAAGGCACGCCGAAAGTAGGCGAAAAAAGTTTTTAATTATTTTACAAACTCCCTTTATCTCCCCTTGGGGGCGACTGATACTAACTTGTTGATAATCAACAATAAGTATTTTTCGCCCCTTTTTGCTTTAAATTTTACAAAATGGATAAGAATAAGCTTATAAAGTCACTGTACGATAATCCTGAATTGTTCGTGATAGCCGCGGCGCGTAAACGTCTGCTTAATTTTGCGCGCTATATACAGCCCGAATTTAGCGCAAGCGAGTTCCACAAGAATTATTATAAAGTGCTAGACTTGTTTGCGCATGGTAAGATAAAGAAACTAATAGTACAAGCACCGCCACAACATGGTAAGTCGCAAGGAAGTAGCCGTTTTTTGCCTGCCTTTATTTTAGGAATTGACCCCGAAAAACGTATTTGTATAGGCTCTTACGCGGCAACCGTGGCGCAAGACTTCAACCGCGATGTACAAAGAATAATTGATAACGAGCGTTACGCCAAAGTCTTTCCTAATACGTGCCTTAACGGCTCGAATGTGGTTACAATCGCAAACAATAGCTTACGGAATAGCAATGTATTTGAAATAGTCGGGCATAAAGGTTCACTTCGTGTAGTAGGCCGTGGTGGAGCATTGACGAGTAAAACGGTTGATATTGCGATACTCGATGATGTGTACAAGGATTATGCAGAGGGCAATAGCCCAATAGTTCGCGATGCGGCGTGGAAGTGGTACACAACCGTTGTTCGCACACGTCTACACAACGATAGCCAAGAACTTATTGTGTTCACTAGGTGGAATAAGGACGATATTATAGGCCGCTTAGAGAAAACAAATGAAAAAATAATTGATGTCAAAAATTGGTCAGACTTGGACAATATCCCAAACGGCGCATGGGTAAGAATAAACTATGAGGCTATTAAGACTAGTCCGCCCACCGAGATAGACCAACGTCAAGAAGATACGCCGTTATGGCCAATGCGGCACAGCCTTGCGCGCTTGAAAGAACAACAAGCGTTAGACCCAGTTCAATTCCAATGCCTACACCAAGGCAATCCAAGCAGTGCGGAGGGGCTATTATATCAGCCTTTTAAAACATGGGTTGAAAAGTCAGACTATGGCACATACATACGCAGCGGCAATTACACGGATGTGGCAGACGAGGGCAGCGACTTGTTATTTTCTGTGTGTTACGATATTTATTTATCGCCCAACAAGGCATACAACGAGCGGACGGGCAATTTTGAGCCTATTCTGTTTGCACTTGTAACGGATATGGTAGCCACGGACGAGCCAACAGACGTCACAACAATAACTATCCCCGAAATGATTAACCGAAATGGCACGCAAAAGGCATGGATAGAGAGTAATAACGGCGGTTCGCAGTTTGAAAAGGTGGTGAAGACGAAAGTTAAGGCGTTAACAATCCCATTCCATCAGAGCAATAACAAGGAAAGCCGCATTATCACAAGTTCGGCAATGGTCAATCAAAGTATTATCATGCCGTTTGGATGGGAAAAACGTTATCCGACAATACACGAGCATTTGACGAGTTTCTTGCGTAATTTCAGAGCCAACAAACACGATGATATAGAAGACGGCCTAACGGGAGTGTACGAAAAAGAAATCGCAACAAAAAACATACATCCGTACGGCAAGCAAACGCGTGGGGTGGTGCGGAGGAACTAGCCACAGGCGCAAGAATGGCAATTTGTTTGGCATTTACTTTCATGTATGAGAAAAAAAACGTATATTTGTCGAGTGAAACTCAATGGGTTAGAGTTTATCAGTTACAAGTTTCATAATTATTAATAATTAAACAAAAACGAATATGGCACGATTTTGTCAATGTCCGGGGCTAGCCGCTCTTAAATCAATCCCAAACGCGACTTGTTCGGAGGGTTTCGGGCAAATCCAAAAAGTAATTTTTCAACGCTTGCGCCAAGATAACGGCAAGCCCAACGCGTTCGCAACTGAAAAGCCTATCACGAAGTTAGCCAACTTAACGCCACTTCTTGCAGCCAATGACAGCACGAAAATAGTAGTTTCTCCCTATCTGCAAGCCCCAAGTGCAGAACCGGGAGCGGCACGCAAGTTCGGCGGTGGCAACGACACTTTGGGCGGAATTGAAATCACCATTGGCCGAGAGCCTACCGCGTTCACGTGCGTTATCCGCAATGCCCCTCAATCGCAGATTAAGGCAATGAAGTACCTCAGTTGCGAGACGGATGTTCAGAACCTAGGCGTATTCCTTGTAAACGAGGACGGCGCAATAGGTGCGATTAAGGATGCCAAAGGCGTGGTTACGCCAATCCCCATTTTTAACCTGTTTATCAGTGACAAGGGATTTGGCGGATTTGAAAACCCCGACAGCAACAACGTGAGTTGGAGTTTCCTCCCCAATTGGAGCGATGATTTTGCAATAATCACGCCCGAAGACTACAACCCACTTACAGACTTGAAAAACGCGTAAGTATGGGATGCAAGGTTACGTTAATCGAGTTGTTCAACGACACTTTGGGCGTAACGCGAGAGTTTGAAGTAACGCACGCCGCTCGCCTGTTGGCAATGCCCAACAATGGCGGGTGGCGTTTGCCCGAAAAAAGTAATTACACATTCAACGGCCATGATATTGAGTTTAGACGAGATAAGGCAGATAATCGAGCAGCCCAAGAATAGGGACGCCATTGACAAGGCGCGCGCGCAGCAGGAGCGGATTAAGTTCCACACTTGCACGAATGTCACGCCTAACCTTAATAGGCCGCTTTCCGATTTTTTGGGCATGGTTGGTAACTTGCTACCAAAGGACAAGTTCCGCCAATTCAAACTAATGTTTCGCTTTCCAGTCAGAACGAACAGGACGGCAGGAACTATTTTTGACAAGTTAAGCCGTGTGTTCGATGGGCGAAATCCTGCGTTTAACTACCAATTCACTGACACAAGTCTTCGAGAAGATTGGGAGAAGTACCGCACAGAGGTACTGAATGAGCCGAAAATTTGGGCAACGCGTGGATGGGATTATTTCAAAACCGAAATAAACTCTATTCTTGTAGTCGATATGCCGCACGAGCCTAACAAGTCGGACGAGTTCGAGCAGCCTTATTTTTATTGGTTGACCATCGACAACGTTATAAGCTATGTCGCCCAACCATGTGGACAAATGGAGTTTATTGCGTTCAAACAGCCAAACGACAGAATAGCAGTTATAGACGATGCTTATTATCGTGTGTATTCATACAAGGATGGTGTGTTGTCTATAAGTCCTATTGTTGAGAAGTCGCACGGCCTAGGCTACACGCCAGCAAGGTTTTTTTGGGGCGAGCCGTTGAACATTTCAAACCCCGATATTAAGAAAAGCCCCTTATCGCTTGAATTAGAGTCGCTTGAATGGTTTTTGTTTTTCCACCTATCTAAGCGAAACTTAGACTTGTACGGCGCATATCCAATATACAGCGGTTACGAAATGGAGTGCGATTTTCACAATGACGAGAGCGGGGAGCATTGTAGCGGCGGTTTTCTGAAAGACAAAAAAGACAATTATCTGTATGATGCTAGCGGCCTGTTAATGCGATGCCCCAAATGTGGCGATAAGCGGATTGCGGGCGTTGGCTCGTTTATCGAAATTCCAATACCACAGACAGGCGCAGCAGGGGAGGAACAACCCGATTTGCGCAATCCAATTCAGATGCTCACCGTTGACCGCAGTTCTTTGGACTACAACACAGAGGAAAGCGTAAGGCTTGAAACGGATATTGTTAAGGCATGTGTAGGCACGGACACCGAGGGACTTGTTAACACGCAAGCTATCAACGAAAAGCAAGTTAACGCCAACTTTGAAAGTCAAACAACCATTCTGAACAACATTAAGAAAGGCTTTGAGGATGCGCAAAAATGGGTTGACACAACAATTTGCCTACTTCGTTACAAAAAGGGCTTTTTGGGCGCAACGATAAGTTACGGCACAGAGTTCTACAATTTGAGCGCAAACGACTTGCGAAAGCAATACAAGGATGCCAAGGATAGCGGCGCGAGTGATGCCGAACTAGATGCCTTGCAAACTCAAATTTTGGAAACAGAATACCGCAATAACCCAGCAGAGTTAAAGCGAATGCTAATCTTACGAGAATTAGAGCCATACCCACACTTGACACTTTCAGAAGTGGCAGAATATCATGGTAAGGGCATTATTTCCAATGAAGATTTGGCAGTTAAACTGAATTTCTCTAACTTTGTTAGAAAATTTGAACGAGAGAACGCCAATATATTAGATTTTGGCAGTGAAATAGACTTTTACAAGAAAATAGATATTATTAAACAAACATTTAACGATTATGCAGGACAACAACAAAACCCCGCTTGACCAAATAGCGGAAAACTACCAAGTACAGGAGGGTACAGAACATCTGTACCATGTGGCTCTTTGGATGGAGGAGTACGACCCGAAAACAGGTAAGCCAGTCCACACGCCAACAACCGATGTGTTTGGCGTTCAAACTTTCGAGAGAAACGTAAGTAACTTTAAGAAGTTGGGCTACACGCTGAAAGTATTGCACGACCCGCGCGAGTTCTTGAAGAACCAAGCCGAGCAGGCAGCCGCACGCGCTGAACAAGAAGAGCAAGACAAGATTAAACGAGCATTGCAAAAGCAGCGCGAGGAGTTCGAGAAAACGCGCCAAGCGGATATTGAACAGGCTGTTAACAAGGCATTAGCCGAGCGCGACAAGCAGGCCGAGCAGTCTGAAAAGCCAAAAAAACAAGAAAAGTAAAAAGTTTACAAATCAATAACAAAGGGTAAGTTATTATGGCATTAACGCAAGAAACGATTAAAGCTAACACAGAATTAGCAGGCTTAACAGACCAGCAAGTTAGCGCATTGGTTCAGATGAGCCAAAACGATGAAAACGATGTTATCGGCCGCCGCATTGGTGAGTTGTACCGAGGTATGGACGAAAGCATTGCAAGCGCAACGGGTATAGCGCGCAATGGCGATGAGAAAACTTACAACTACCTCAAGCGCGCCGCTTTGGAGTTGAAAGCGAAAGCAGACGGAGCAGCAGCGCACCAAACTGAAATTGAAAACCTCAAAGCAGAGAAGACACGCTTAGAGGAAATTGTCGCAAAGGGTGGCGACAACAAGGAGGTTACGGCACAGCTTGAAAGAGCAAAGGCGGATTTGGCCAATGTGCAAAAAGAGTTTACCGAACTTAAAAAAACGAACGAAAGGCAAAAAGGCGATTTTGAAAAGCAGTTGCTAAACAACAAGATTGAGAACGAGTTGCGCAATGCTACTGCTAACTTGAAGTTTAAAGCCGAATTGCCCGAAAGCGTTATAAAAATGATTGTTGCACAAACCCTCGAAAAGGTTAAAGGGTTCAAACCTCAATTCGAGGACGATGGCAAGGGCGGCAAAGTCCTTACATTCCACAATGAAGACGGCAGTGTGATGCGCAATGCGGCTACCAACTTAATGCCTTATTCAGCCGCCGAACTGATAACGCGTGAATTGAACGAAATGAAAGTTTTGGACACGCAAACACAAGGCGGTAGCGGCACTAAGCCGACAGGGCAGGGCGGTGGCGCGCCTATCAGCGTTTCGGGCGCAAAGACCCGTTCGGAGTTCATCGACCTAGCAGCACAGACACTAGCAGCGCAGGGCGTTGTACGTGGTTCAAAAGACTATTACGTACAGATGGACAAGATTTGCGGAGAAAGCGAGGAATATCAAGCTTTACCAGTTATTTAGTATTATTATTCGGGCAGTGGGTTAGCCTATTTTTCGTAACACATAAAATTTTAGAATTATGTCCCTATTAGCAACCGTAGTCCAAGACTTACGACTACAAGCAAACGAACTAGACCGCAATATGGTTCAGATGGGCGAATACGGCGCGTTTGACTTCTTTATGCAGCAAACGAACTCGCCCACGTCAATCGTTCCCGAAGATGTGCGCCAAGCCGCATTTAACAGCATGGGAATGGACGTTTCAATACCAGTTATAGACTATAACGGCGGCGTAACGGTTACGAACTCACGTTCGTGTACCATCCCAGACAATGACAATACTTCCAAGCTGTACAAACTTGTTTGGACAACTTTGAGTACAGGTTTCTCAATTGTTCCGTCTGCCTACTCTAACAACAGCATTGGTTTGCAGCGCGATATGTTACGCAAGTATCAGAATTGCGCGCGCGCTCTGCTTGAGAAGATTGACAGCCTAGCAGTAGCGGCCTTGGAATTGAACAAAACGCAGGTATTCAACAACCCAGCTTATTACGACAAGACTGGCAATGTTATTAACGTGCCTTGGCTCATGCGTGAGAGCATTCTAGGCGATAGCGGCGCAATGATGCGTGCCAACAAGTACGGCGGACAATTGCACGTTATCGGTAATTCGGGCATTGATATTAACGTTAGGCAGCTAGCGCAGAGCGGTGTCTACAACGAGAAGAACAAGCGTTTGGAGTTCACAGACAAAATTCTACACTATACCAACTCGATTGCTAACGAGAGTGGCAAGTTTGGTACTGGTTATGTCGTTGAGGATGGTAATTGCGCCATTCTTACGCGTGTAGACCGCGATGCCGCGCGTAACGCGAAATCAACTGGCCACGAGTGGGGAACGGTGATGCTACCTTGGTTTGACCTTGTTCTAGGTTATCACAAGACAGACACCACGGGCGACCAAAGCGCAACCAATGGAAAAGGCACGGCCGACCTAACTTGTAGCCCCAAGGAATATTACGGATTTAGCATTGACGTTTGTTTTGTTGTAGCATACAACAGCGCACCGGCTACAATCGCTAACCCCGTGATGAAGTTCCAAATCGAAAGGCCAGTTGGTGGCGTGCCGTCGGCTAATCCTGTATTCATTACCAATGATGCCACTAATCCAGTTAAGACCAAAGCGGTTTAACTTTGTTGTTTTCATAATGTGTACCGAGGGGGTGGGGCTAGACCCTATCCCCTCACTTTGCTTTAAAATATGTATAGACTAGGTTACATCGAAGATAAGTTGTTGAATTTGGTTGGGTGGCGGCAAGACTACAATCCAGCCAAGGCAATTAACGAGGATTTGACAAAGAGCGAAAGCGGTTTGTTGTTCCAAGATGCGCACCCACTTGTTACGCTTAACAATATACGCTCGATTATCCCCGAAGACTTTATATTTCATTACCCCGAATGGAATGAGTTTAGGACGTACCACCGAGGGCAAAAAGTGAGATATAGGGATAGAGTTTATATTGCGCTCAAAGAGAGCATAAACGAAACGCCCGACACACATGTAAGCGATTTCAACGATGATTACGCGCGACAAGATTTCGGCGCAGGTGATAAGCCGTGGGCAGGATATTACCTATTGAACGAGTATCTACAAGACCTTACACGCGCTGGTATTCGGAAGATGGTACAAACGTTTATCCAAACAAAAGAGTTGGCCGAGGAAACAAAGACGTTACTCGACCGCGTTTCTTTTTTTGATGGTGCAGGCCGAATTAGCAATGTTATTGAGAATACCAACTCATTCGTAGGAATGGAACTAACGCCCATTCGCAGCATGGGGGTAACGGCCAAGATAGAGCGTATAGGGCTGCAAGTGTCTGGCGCAACTGGTACGATTAGGCTATACTTGTTCCATTCGTCACGCGTTGAGCCTATTTCGTTTGTTGACGTGGAAATAACAAAGGCAAACGGCATGTTTGTTTGGGTGTCGCCCAAAGATTGGTATCTGCCATATATGGGTAACAGCACCAATTCGGGCGGCTCATGGTACATCGGTTACGACCAAAACGCCTTGCCTATTGGTATGGAAAGTATCAATGTATCGAAAGATTGGAGTAGAGAGCCGTGCGGTACGTGCAATATGGGTGACGTTAATGTTTGGCGCGAACTTACGAAATACTTACAAATTAGCCCCTTTAAGAAAGGCGTTGACAGCAATTGGAGCAGCCGCCCCGAATTGTTCGATAACGGCGATATAATTTATCAAAGCACATTCAATTTTGGGCTAAACGTGGAAGTGTCCGTATCGTGTGACTTGTCGGAGTTTATTGTAGAGCAACGCAGCATTTTTGCAACGGCATTGCAGCAGCAAGTAGCGGCCATAGTATTGCGCACAATGGCGTTAAACCCCGAAACGAGAGTTAACCGAAACCAAGTCAACGCCAGCCGTATGGACTTGCTTTATGAACTAGACGGCAACACCAGCGGAACAAGACCGAGCGGCCTAGGCCACGAGTTAAAAAAGACCTATGCGGCCTTACGATTGAACACGCAAGGGATAGACCGCATTTGCTTGAAGTGCAACAATCATGGCGTTAAATACAGGGTGGTGTAATGGTTTTTAAGCAACTCGCAGACAACTTGCGCGATTTCAACGAAAAGCTAACAAATGGTGAGTATATTGCGCAAATCATAATCGACAATGAACCATATATTGTCGATATGAACGCAGAAGTACAGCTATATGAGCAAGGCGAGAATGCGCTCGGAATGTCAATTGCAGATTACCAGCCTTACAGGCCACTAACGATAAAGATTAAAGAGGAAAAGGGACAGCCAACAAACCGCGTGACACTTCGCGATGAGGGAGAGTTTGAAAGTTCTTTTTTCATTGAGGTCGGAAACGAAAGCTTTACAATCAAAGCGAGCGACTTTAAGACAGAAGAATTGGTAAAAAAGTATGGAGAGATAATGGGCTTAAACGCAGAGCATCGCGCGGAGTTGATTTGGGAGTACATTTACCCCGAAATTATGGATAAGTTAAAAGAGATATTAGCAAAATGAGGTCAATGACAAACAAAAAAGCAATAACGCCGATAATGGATAACGCCGTTATGCTAGATAAGGCAATATCAGATTTGCAGCTAGGTTTAGCAAGCACAATAGGTTGGCTAGATGCCATTTTTGGCCGCGCACAGCGTATAACGCGAGTTGTTAACGGAAAGACTTACAAAGAGCCATTTGTCTATGCAGGCGGCACGAATTACACCAAGGGTAACTATGATAATGACTATCTAGGCGTTAGCCCCGATGGCAATATAGGCAATTTCGCTTTTTTCGATGTGAATGAGCCGCACAGAATAGAGCCATATAACCGAGGTGTGCAGAATACAATCAAAACGCCATTCGCGTTAATTGTGTGGGTTGACTTGCGCCACGTGTTCAACAGCACCAAAGACCGCAATACGGAGCAGTTGAAAGCACAGCTTTTGCGCGAACTTAACGGAGGGTTTAAGCACCCAAATTGCGGCTATGAGTTCAACAAGATATACGAATTATCAGAGAACATTTATAAGGGCTATACACTTGACGAAACGACAAATCAATATTTGATGCACCCTTATTGGGCGTGTCGGATAGAGGGAGAAATAAAATACAACGAACCTTGTTACAAATAAAATAAAGAAAATATGGAAGTTAAATTTTTGAATGCAGTTATATTAGTGTCCTTTTTGGCCGCTTTTGTGCTTTTGTTCTTGCGAAAGATTGGAATTATCGAGCATTTGCAAGTTAAAGGCAATGAGTTTTTCTCAAAGATGGCGCATTGCGAATTTTGTCTAAGTTGGTGGATGTGCTGTTTACTCGCCTTTATCCTAATAGTGTTATCGCACGATGCAAGTTACATCGCATTGCCGCTTTTCGCCACGCCCCTAACACGTTATCTGCTATGAAACAAATAAAGCTAGGTAAGCATTTGGTGAAGTTGTATGATGATATTTCGGAATTGCCGATAAAGAGATTTCACAAGTACAACAAACTGCTACTAGTCGATGCAGGAATAGGGTCAGACCTAGCCGACTTCGATGCACACATAGAACGAGTTGTGCGGTACATCCAAAATGGCAACAAGGATGCAGCGGGGCAAGAATTGTTGAACATGCGACAAAACTTGTATGCGGTACAGGCGGAGTTAAGCCCGAAACACAGCGCATTCGCCTGCCTTGTGTCAGAAGTTGACGGAGTGCCACGTAATGATATATCCGATGATGCTTTGCGCGAAACGCTAGGCATGCTTAGTAGTGTTAGTGTTAGCGAGTTGGCCGCCCAGTTTGGAGCGGTCAAAAAAAAAATAGAAGATGACTTGCGCGTTTATTTTCCAAACTCATTTGACGATGTTTCAACAAAAGAATATTACGACCAGTTAAAGCGGCACACAATGCTAGTTTTGCAGGATATTGCCGAGGGAGGGAATAACGAACAAACAAAGCAGCAGATAGAGCAGATTACGAACGTACTGATAACGTATGCTAAGCCCAAATCGTACGAGGGCAAGGAGAGCGTTGAAATTAAGTACGACAAGCAATTTGAAAACATGTGTCTAGTTTTAAGCAAGCATTTGCACGTCAACCCGAAAGAATTTACCGTACTAGAATTTTTCAACTCATACGAATACATGGAAGATGAAGTTAAGCGACAGAGTAAGGCAGCTAAGCATTGATTTGCGTTAGCGGCCTTATATGGCATTAAGTGAGTATATACGCGACAGAACAAGAATAAAGCCGACAGGCGCAAAAGAACAGCTAAATATGGCAACAGAAGTAAACCCCATACATTACAAAGATTTAGTTTCGCCCGATAACTCGATAACGGACTTAATTAAGCAGCTAGACGAACTTTCGGACACGTACACCAATACGCTCAAGAACATAAAGGGCGAGGCCATTCAATTAACGGCTAGTTTAAAGGGCGTAAGTGGCGCGACCGAGGAGGGGCGGCAAGCCACGCGCAAGGCATCGAGCGATGCCGAGAAGTTGGCAAGGGCGTACCGCGAAACAGCCTTTGCGGAGAGCGAAACCGCCAAGAAGATAGCCGAGTTAAAGCAGGCCACGCGCGAGGCTAATGAACTGAACAAACTTAACGTTAAACTAGCGCAGTCGGCCGAGGGGAGTTACAATAAACTATCCGCGCAATATTCTATCAATAAAATATACCTCAACGGCATGACACGCGCGGAGCGTGAAC